ATTATAATCAAACTCAACTAATATATTTTCCGATTTATCTACCATAATAAAAGAAGTAATTTTCTAGGTCATTGTTGTAATCCTGTAATGATGCTATTAAAGGATAAGGGATTGTCAAGATAGCCCCATCAGGGATATTCCACTCTTGACCAGCGTATAATGGATTTGCTTGTAATATTAACCAACCAAAATAAGGACTACCATAAAATTGTTGTGAAACTTTATCTAATCTAGATTGAGCGACTTTGAAAATATATCTTTTATCGGTGGATTTACTTGGCAGACCAATATATGGTACAACAGTTTGTTGTCCATTAACAATAAAATTATTGTATCTATTATAATAATCTCTAGTGCCCATAATTAATCAAATTTTATTTTACCATCAAATGTTAATTTATCATTATTAACGTTAACAGTTTTATATAAATTAGCAATATCTGTTTTTTGTTGTGTTTCAGTTGCAGGGTCAGGAACCGTAGTATATGTAAACTTTCTTAACTTACCTTTAGGATAAGCCGGTTGATTCACAAATTTTGAATAAGATTCTTTATCCCTAATTGTTTTAATAAATTTTTGTTCAGCAATTAACTCTTTTTTTGTTAAATCCGCAAAATCATCACAAATATTATTAAATTTTCTAACTAACTTATTATCATTTTTTAGTTCACCACTAATAATTGCGTTCTTAAATTGTGTTAGTTTATTATTATCATTAAAAATTTGAGCCATCACCATGAATTGTCTTTTATCTTGAACAGATGCTGTTGCAAAGTCTTTTGATATTGGTTCAAATTCTCCCGGACCTTCATAAGGTACAGTAACTGTTGTAATTATTTTTTCAGCGTCCATCAGTACATTAAATTGGTCTAATCTAATACCAACTAAACGGTAATCATCACACAATTCTTGATAAGTATCCAAAGGTGGTCCAGGACTTGCAGTATTAACTTCTGTTGTTCCGGATATTGTATAAACTCTAGGAACTCCAGTATCTAAAATCTTACCATCAGTTTTGGTTGTAACTAAATTTATTTTTCTAATAATTTGAACCATACTTTGCTCTAAAGTCACAATTTCTTGAATTTTAGTAAATAAACCACTACTGTAATCACTTTTTAATGTGTTAATATATTGATTCATATTTGTTTTAACTCTTTGAATTGTTGCGTCAGTAAATTTAAACCCTATTAACCTTGATATTATATAATTTTGATTAGTTGGATTATCAGCGTTAATGTCTGATATAAATGTACTAAATAATGAATCTACTTTAGTTTCAACACCTTCCGGTTTTCCATAAATTGGTGCCAATATACTACTAGAATTTAAACTTATTTCTCCCGAAGTATATAATCTATCTTGAGTTATTAATTGCCACACACCATAATTGTACGATTTAACAATACTATCACTTTGATTTAAAACATTTGTATAATATTCTTTAGTCGCATCTAATATTTTATCCATAATGGTCATATAGGTAATTTCACCTGTTTGACCACTAGTAACCGGAATATTAGTTAATATATCACCAATAGTATTTCCACCATCATTAACAATATCAGTTTGGACATTATCAACTGTGACAGGAGGTTGAGCATTTAAAATTGATTGTATTAATGTTGCATCTAACGCTGATGTATCTTCAGTCCATGTTGCTCTTTCATCATAAATTTCAGTATTAGCATAAAAGTTAAACGATAATGCGTTTTGTAATTGTTCAACAGGCCTAGCTAATCCCATACCACCAATCATGTCAAAACTTAAATTAACATTTGCAATCATTGGTTGGACACCAATACCTTCCGGATTCATATCTAAAACTAATGGGTCATATGTAAATGAAATTGTTTTTGGAATTATTTTACCATTATAGAAATCCCCAATTCTTAATACTAAAACCGGTGGTGCACCAAATGCAGTATTAACCGCATCATTATATTTTGGTTTACCATCAACACCAATGACCGGTATTGTTTCACCAGGCCTTACACATTGATTTAAGAATGTTAATCGAGCATTTAAACCTTCAGGTGTCATAGAGTGAAATGCGGGGTTAAAGAATTTAATCTTATCCGCAATTGACCCATATAATACAGGGTTACTTTCTTTAATAACTTCAAAATAATCACATTCACTTAATAATTGTCTAATAATTCGTTTTCCAATTCCTTCTTTCAATTTTTGTTGTATTTCAACAGTTTGAACAGGTTTAATTGTATTAATTGTTGTCGCACTAACATCAGGAGTTATAATTTCAGTTTTTGGTGGTGGTGGCACATCTATTGGTGGAGTTGGTGTAATAAGAATACTATTAATTTTAACTCTTCTACAGGCCATCGCATCTGTTGAATACACTTGAGAAAATTTAGTAACTTGACCATTTTTATCTTTAATATCAACAGTACAATCAACTTGTGTTCCTGTACCTGACTCACCTTGAGGTATTGAAATTTGTTCACCCTTACCACTTTGTAATGTAATTTGTAAAGTTTGATTATCAAAGAATGGAGCCAAATTAACATCACCAATACGATACGCTTTTAAGAATTGAATAACCGAATCATTTCTTCGTTTAGAAAGATTTTCATTATACGGGACACTAGCGGTCGCCGAAGCCGAACCAACCATTTGAATACTTATAGTTCCCTTTTTCTCTTTTAGAATATTGTAAGCATCTTTTATAAAATTATTATCATTAACTGCAATTTTTTTATAATTAGACTCAACAATATTAGTAAAAAACTCACCAACATTTCTATTAGTACTACCCGCATTAAAAATACCACTTGCGGTATCAACATATGTTTTAATATTTCCGGGACTAGTGTAAGCAGAATATGTTACATTATATGGAACTGAAGAAACCGTTCCGTTTGATTTTGGGTTAGGAATATCATTATCAAAATAAAACGCCAATTGAGAATAATTCTTTTTAAAATCGTCAATTGATGTATCAGGATTTGTTATTTTTGTTGTTGCATCACCAGGTGTCCCCGCACCACCTTGAGTTACAGAATTTTCTCTTGTAATACTTATACTAACATTTTTTAATTCCTCATCAGTTAATCTTGGGTTACTTAAAATCTCTTGATATGTATATAAATCTTTTGTTGGGATTGTATTAAATTTTAACGCTAATTCATAGATATCGTATTTAACACATCCCGCAAAGAATGAATCAATAATTGAATTTATTCTTTCTTTATTTTGACCTTTTAATTGTTTTTCAACAACAGTATTCATTACAGATGGACTATCAACAATAATCTTCCAACTTAATTGTCCCGTTCTAGTTGTATTCTTGTAAGTATAAATTGGTTCCGGTCTACCCAAGAAAGAGGTGTCATTCCAATTGGCACTACTACTATCAGAGAATTTTAAATCATATGGTGGAAACCACATAACTCTACCACCATTTGGTCCTTTTTCACAAACAGGTAATTCGTCATAAGTAAAACCAGGTCTACTTGATGTTCTCCAAGCTAAGTTCTCAATTGAGAACATATATTTTTTAGCATAACCCCCCGTTCCATTAACATTATTAGCGATAATGTTTGTTGAACCCGGATTTCTTAATGGAGCGATGTTTAAGTTATATGTATTATCTAATACAGAGTGAGTAAATCTTCTACCCGCTGTAGTTATACCATCTGTTTTTTGTAAATCATTATATGTGTAATAAGGATTGTCTTTTGTAAAAACTCTACAATATTCAATTCCTGCCGCACCTCCTGTTGTATTATCAGTATATGATAACACTTGAGAACCTTTAGTAATTTCTTTATACCCATCATTGAATACCTTACTAATTTGATTCATTGCATTACCAACGTGTTTTAATCGAGCAATACCTGTAACATTATCCGCAGAATCAATTAATCTTTGAGTTTGGTCTAATATGGAAGTTTCTTTAAACTCAATATTTGTTGATTCATCTCTTGTAATGTTTCCACTAACCAATTGATAATCCTCATCCATTGTTCCTGAACCACCTCCCGGTATTGCACGGAATCCGGCATTGGCTTTATATTTCGGAGATACCCAAACGAATCCTCCGTCAATACTATCAGTGTCAGCAAAGGACCTTCCTCCTAAACCAAAATTACTAAGAACCGATTCATTACCTTCATATAAAATACCCATCTCTGATGGACCGTATACAGGTGAAGGGTCTTGTTGACCAAAGGCGTTAACAGGTATTTGATTTGGGGGTGATGTGATGTAAGAAGGTTCAGATGTTCTATTACCAACATAATAACCACCAACTAATGTACCATTACCCGGATTAATATTTGGAACTAATAAATTAACAAGACCTTGAGCAACCCCAAATAATAAACCATAATCTTTATCGTATGATGGTTGATATCTGTTGTAATTTATATTTGCAAATAAAACAGACCTTTGTCCATTACCCGTGTTTGCCAAGAATATTTGAGAACCACTTCTATTAAGATTTAAAATTGGACCTAAAAAACCACCTGTTAATTGATTAACGGTATTTAATGCGTTTGATGTCTGTTGTGTTTGACTATTCTCGTTATTATCATTGAAGTAATCTCCCGGTATTAACGAAACAGGCCAATAAGCCCCTGCTAATCTTGTTAAGAAGTCAGCAGCAGCAACAACAGGGTTTTCAGGTACAGTAATCTTCCAATTCTTATAAACTAAAGGTTGTTGTCCTGACAACATCATACTAATCTCAAACGGGTCTTGTAGAGATTGTAAGTTGATTTGACCTAATGTGTTTTGGAATAATTCAGCATCAATTCTTTTTTTCAATAAAGAATTTAATTCAATCGCCCCAAATCTTGCGATAAATGAATCTTGAGACAATAAACCATTACTACCAATTGGATTTGGTGATAATAAAATATTATATGGAGAATATGATGAAGGAGCAAAACTTGGTGGCTCCCAATAAGGTTGATAAATCTTATTATTATTCTCAACATCAGTAATAATAACTAAATCATTATAACCACCATTAGGACCATACGCATTTTGAATATAAGCGGCATCAATAAAAAATTCATTAAGTAAATCTAACGCAGTATCATTAGGGTTATATTCTCCTTGATTTGAATTAACAGGTAAAGGAGGTCCATTAAAATTAATGTCTAAATTATAACCCCCATTTGGTCCATATTCATTTAATGGATATAATAATTGAGCATACGGGTCATTTGTTATTAACTCACCCGGTGAATCAATAACATTACTAACACCTAAAATAGTTTCGTAATTAACTTGATTTGCTGGTGGAGTATAAACACCTTGAACACTGTAGGGTGCCAAGTTTTTTGCCATTAGAGAATTTCTAAAGGATGACGTGGACGCAAATGATAATGAACTATCTGACATATATTATTATTTATCTATAAATAGATTGTACTTTATTTTATCCACCTTACTTATTAGATAAGTTAGGATTCATTAGTTGTGTTTTATTTGACGTTGGGGCCAATAATCCATTACTATACATCGCCTCTTTTAATGCACTAACCATACCTTGTTGAACATCAGTATTCTTAAATGCTTGAACCACTTGATTAGTATCAATATTACCATTTGTTTTTAAATCAATATTATGATTTAATGTTATTTCAATTGGTTTATTTGGTGCCGTATTATTTGATTGAGTATTAGTTGATGTTGCGGACGCATTTCTAACACTACCAATATTTCTTTTAACATTTGCCGGATTAGCGTCTGACGATTGTTTTTTAATATTTGCAGTTCCTCTCATATCACCTGTAGTAATTTGTTGAAGTTGTCTCACAAGAGGAAAATCTTTATTTAATTTTTCGGCTTCTACACCAGCATTTTGTCTACTAGTCTCAATAGTGTTTTTAATAAATGAATTTAAATCTGTTAAATTTGTACCTAATTCTTTTGATGCTTGAGCTTTAGTTATTTCACCTTCAGATAACCTTTTTATTATATCTAAATTTTTATCAACACCGCTGTCGATTGAACTTCTAAGATTTTTTGACTCCATTTGTTTTGGTGCCATCACTTTAGCAACACTTGATGTGGATGCTCTACCGAATTTTTGAAGACCAGTCATCGTTTTACCCCCCGCTAAACCTAACCCTGTTCTATCCGCCATTGATGCAATATCCGCCGCCATAGCTTGTGTAGTACTTAATTGGTCTTTAGCCAATTCCTCCATAGTTTTTGGAGCGGTATTGGCCATTTTTTCAAGATTCGCAACGTCTTTTTCATTTAATTGGTCAAGTGCTTTGGTAATTGTTTGTCCTGTTTCTTGGTCTGTTACTTGAACTTCATATTTACCACCCGCACCCATTTCAGCCATATTGGCTATCATTTTTTGCTTATCTTCGTCTAATCCCGGTAAATCAGGAAAACGGATTTTACTCATTTTGTCTTCCAACTCAGCACTACCTAACGCCATTTTAGTCAATTGTTCGTAAGGAATACCCATCGCTTTTGAGATTTCTCTCATTTGACGTTTTGCTCCCGGCATGATTTCAAAATTACCATCCTTACCAAGTTGAACAAATTGCTTACTCATTTCCGCCATTTGATTTTGTAACTCGGCAGGGTCATTTTGTGCTAAGTCCATAAGTTTTAATGGGTCAAGTAAACTACTTTGAGACACACCTAATCTTTGCATGGCAGCAGCCATTTCAATCGCACCTTCAGGGTCAAACACTTTTTCAGCAAACGCTAATGTTTGTGACATATCAATTCTTAACAAACTTGCTTGTGCCGCCATTTTAGCTAAACCTGATACACCACCTTCAAAATTATATTTGTTAAGAGCGTCCATATTTTGTAAGACTTTTGAGGATACATCAGCAGCATTTACACCTGATTGAGCGGCAATGTCAACAACGTTTTTCATTTCTTGAGCAACTTTTCCAGCCCCAATCCCAACATCTTTAAATCCTGTCACCAATTTACCAACATCTTGCCCGGTTACTTTCATTGTAGCGTAAAGGTCTTTATTTACTTCCGCAGATAATATTACGTTTCTTTGTAAAGCACCTGAAGCATCCTGTTGTGTTTTAATAACGTCCGATATATCTCCACCTAAAGCCCTAACATTACTAACAGCATCAGCCATTGTTGCATTTAATGTTTGAGCCATTTCTTGACCAAGACCAAACTGTTTTAAAAGTAAACTAGCACCATTATCAAGTTCCTGTACAACCTTACTAACAGCCGCAACACTAAAATTACTTGCTAAAGCATCACCAAACGAGTCAATAATACCCTTACCTTTTTTTCCACTTGAGTCTAAACTACTATTAGCATCTTGCATATTAAATTTGTTTTATAAATAAATACACCAAAGACATATTTTAATTTACGTCTCTGGTGTATTATCTTCTATTATTCTATTTATTAAAAATTTTCTTACATAGGTTGGCATCTCATTGAAGTCTATATAAGATGTCCTAATGAACCTAGCCATCAAGTAATACTCCTCAATTAGAAGTTGTCGATAGTTAGAAGAAAGGCCGAAAAAACTCCACCCCAAAGGTTATCTCGAAAGATACCAGTTCTCCTGACGGGGCGTTTGCTGTTCTTTTAAGGTCTAATGACGGTTCATTTTCTCTTAAAAAAGTTCTTATGTATTTAGAGTCCATAATAGGTAAAGTATCAACAAACATAGCTATTTTACCTCTATCAGAATCACCATCAATCTCAACAATTTGTTTTTGTAATTTCCAAGTAATTCTTGGTGCCTGTCTTCCTGCTGGGTATTGTTCAACCATTTTATCTAACTCAACAGTATCATAAAATGTTGTAGGTCTTAATTTAACAGTAACCCCTGTTTTAGGTAACATTGTAGTAAATAAACCATTTTCATCAGGTTTATTTTGGGTTTTTTTGATATTTAACTCATCTAACACAACTGTATGTACAAATGGTTTATCAGTTTGTGGGTCAATTAAATTAATTATATATTCCGCACCAAAAGAAGTATTTCTTAAAAATATTAAAATAGCTTCAACATCACCATCTAATAATTCTTCAGGTCGTAAATCATGTTCATATAATTTATTTCTTAATAATGTTAATACAACATTTTCTTTACCCGCCAAAGCGCCAATTAAATAATTTTCGTCAGATGCTGTTAGATAACCAACTTTAATTGACTTTTTTTTAGATTTATAAAAAATTCCACCACTTGGTAATGATACTACATCATGTGGTAATGTGAAATTTTCCGTTCCTGCGTTAATTAAACTCTCATCCATATTAATTTGTTTTTATTATAAAATATAATCTTAAATGGTTTTTTATAAATAGTTAATAAAAAATCCACATATTTTTGATATGTGGATTCTTAAATTTAAATATAAATTATAATTTTAGTAAACTAATATACATCTATCCATACGAAGTACGGCTGAAATTGTTGCTAAAGCATCTGTACCGTACCCTAAAGAATCAAAGTTAACGTCAGATAAAAAAGTTCCCTCTAATATCCATTTTTCCACAACAACACCTGTTGGGTCTAACATCTCAAGGTCAATATTTTTCTTATATCCCGCAGCATACCCCATACGACCTGTAACTGACTCAGCACATAAACGTACCCACTCCATAAGAGCTTGTGACGCAGAAGGTCCAATTGGGTCACGGAATTTAACATTAATAGTTCCCCAAGTAAAACGACCTGCCACATAAGTTTCAGTATTTAAGAAAGGAATTGCTACCGGATTAATTGTTATTTTTGGTCTTGCAGCCGATTCTACGAACCATTCATTAATTCCTAATGTTGAAGGAAAACGTAAAATAAACCTATTTTGTCTTTTAGGTTCGTAAGGTATGGGCATTTTCATTAATAAATCAGCCATTTCAAATTGTTTTTAATTTTATTTTTATTTATCTTTATTTAATAAATATCACTATTTAAAAAATATATTTCTTGACTTTTATAATTTAATTGATTATCATTATAATCCAGTCTAGTTTATTTAATACTAGTTTTTTAATTCTAGTTTTTTTTTATTTAATTCTATTTTAATATAAGTATTTAATATTCTTTTTTTATTCCTCCTGCTGTAGAATAAGTTTTAATAATATTTTCTGGGTCTTTCTCAAAATGTTTCTTTACTACATCCACATTTTTTAAGTCGTCATCTGAAAAACCTATTTTTGGGACAAAATAATTATTTATTTTATTTTTTAAAAACGCCTTTTTTTGTATATGTTGAGACATTGCTTTAACATATTGAACAAATTCTTTTAACGCTTTAATTTTTCCTTCTTCAGGATTTGTTGCCGAACCTTCACCATAACTAACAGGATAAAATCTACATAAATCTAAATACTCTTTAATCATTTCTTTTTTAGAAACATTATCGTCATCATCTAAATCTCGATATTTTTCTAAATTTTTAACTAATTCATTTGAATCAATTCCATTAAGATTTGAAACAATATAATTGTAACAGGCATCTTTAATTACTGATGGTGTATGTCCTCTAGCCGTAACTATTGAAAATATTGACCCGTTATTAATTGCCTCAACAAAATCAGGCCAAGCAGGTCCCGGTTTTGCTAACATAGAATCAACAATAAATTGTTTATCCCCCTTAACACCAAAATATCTAAAAGGTTCATCTGAAAATCCTACTATTGTATGTCCATCAAATTCAAATGGTTCTTTACCTATAGTTTCTCTATAAGTTGCGAAATCTTCAGTTGACATTCCTACCTCATCACCGTCTTCATCTTTTAATATTATTTTTGTCGGCATTGAAACTATATTATCATCCCAATCGAACGCGTAATATTTTTCATCAGGAGCACCAAACTCATCAATACCTTCTACTATCTTATTATTTAACATAACTTGTTATTTGGCTTAATTATGACCCACTATTACAATGGGTCATAATTTTATTTATTATATATTCTCGAAAGATGCTCCGGTTGGAGTGATATAGAACGTAATGTCTATAAATTCTAACGATTTGGTTGGTTTGATATAAATCTTACCTGTCATTTGATTTCTGTCTAAATCAGCTGCGTCAGACGAAACAGTTACACGGAAATCATAAAGACCTCTATCTCTTCTTATAGAGTCTAATATTGGGTTAACTGAATCCAAGAAGTCTTGTCTTACTTTAGCATCGTTTTGTTCAAATAATAATCTAACAGAAACTGCAGATATTAATTTACGAGCTTGAAGTAATAATCTTCTTACGTTGATTCTGTCAAGAGCCGACTGTCTAATTTGAAGAGTTTTGTTACCCCAAATTACAGTTCCAACATCAGAGAAAGTTGCGATTGGATTTAAACGACCTTGATATAGAGTATCTCTATTTTCTTGTGTCAATTTAATTCTCGCTTTAACCGCGTTTACAATACCTCTTGTGTAACCTGCCGCTGCGAACCAAGGGAACGCAATGTTGTCGGTTAATGCCAAGTTTCTTGTGACTTCAGCCGTTGCTGGTAAGTAAATTTGTGTATTATTAACCGTATCTCTCATTAATACCCAAGGGTAGTAAGTAGCGGTATAGTTAGAGTCAATACCTGAATTAGCCAAATTATCTACAGCCTCTTGTGGGTAAATAAAATCTAATTGATTACTATTCGATGGAACATACATATTGTAGTCAGGTGTTGTACATACGTACAATGAATCCGCTCTACTATATTCAATGATATCAATTGCGTTTTCAACTAAATTAGAGTTATTTACATAATCAATACCAGGAGTAACAAATACGTTAATATTTACCGCTTCAGGATTTGCGAATGTTTGTTGACCTAATAAGTATGCGTAAAAATCGGTATTAGCATAATCTTGAGTATTATCTGCAACAACAATTTGTTTAAATGCTCCCCAACCTGTTGCTGTTGGATATTTGATAGTAGGACAGGCACCTTTTAAATAACCTCTTCTACCTAACATAAACTCATCTTTATTTGTTCTAAATTCTCTATAGATATCCCATCCGTCGAAACCACCTTTAACTAATAAGGTAAACTTACGAGCAAAAATTCTGTAGTATGGATTTTCTTCACTATCAGGGTCAGATGTAAACGGTGCATCACCACAAAAGAACGCCGGAGTACCACTAGTTACAAACACATTAGGAATTGTTATACCACTTGCGTTTTTATCCATGTGGAAACCTCTTGTTCTAAAATTCCAAGGATTACCTTCAGTATCGTTACAAATTGATAATGGAAGTTGAGTTCCTTTATATTGGAAGAAATCAACATCAATACCTTCAGTATCTGAAATACCTAAATAAGTTCTTCTAACATTATCACCCGCACTTGTAGTTGAGTCGTCCGCTCCTGATGCTAATCCAAATGGTGGGTTGTAAACAACTTCACCAGGGTAGTAATATTTAGCTTTGATTAATGGGAATGGTGGTCTTACACCAGCATATTCTCTATAATCATAACCTAAAAATCCACAAGGAAGTGCATCTATCGGTGCATCCTCATTCATTTCAACCATAATATAACTTGATAATAATGGATATTCACCATCTAAACTACCAATTTTCTTACCAATAAATGAATTATCTTGAGGGTTCATACTACAATTAGTATATTTTTCAAGAACAACCGGTGCTGAATCAGTATCAAAGAAATCTCTTACTAACACATCAAAAGTACCATTGTTAAATGACATATTCGCTAACGATATTTTAATATCAATGTTCGCAGCATCACCATCAGCAATAGTTGTGAATTTAAATAAGTTATAAACTTTATTACCTCTTAATTCAGATACAACCCACGGAGAAACCGGTGATTGATATTTCTCTAAATAAAACGCAATAGATGTAGGGTTGATTGCTTGTCTTGCATCCGGTAAAGCCGTCAATTCACAATTTAAACCTCTGATATAACCCATTCTCCAAGCATTTGTTAATAAAGCTTGGAATGTTTCTTCAACAAATAATGGAACTACTGTTCTTGGTTTTGAGAAGTTAGTTGAACCAAATACTTTACTAACATATTTTGAATCAGAATTAGAGAATGATGTTTCAAAGAAATATTGGTCACCATCTTTACTTGTTATATTAACACCAAATGTTGAAAATGGGTTTTTAGTAACACCTGAATATGTTCCAGTACAATCTAATGTAACCGCAGAACCATCAAATTCACCATAACCATTAACACCACCCGGTACTTCATAAACAGGACCATCATCAAGACCATATGTTGATAAACCTCTTGAACGAAGTGTTGCGATTACTAAATCATCATAATCAGTATATGCTGTCCCCGAATAAATATAAATTACCCCAATCAATGTACCTGTATAACAATTAACCGGTTTTGCCGTTGTTGTTGAAGTAGTTGATGTTGAAGTAGTTGTTGTACAAGGGTTTGTAGTTGTGGTCGTAGTTGACGTTGATGTTGTTGTTGTAATAATAGGTGTTAATGTTAATCCTGTTACAACTGACCAAAATGAATAACCTGTATAAACAGCATTACCTACATTATCAAATAATGAATAATACCAAGGGTCATTTTGTGGTGCAGAATAATTACATAAGTTAGCACTTACATTATCTACTTCATAAACGTTTGTTTCACCAGTATACACAGAACTTAATCCTGAATAAACACTAGTTGGAATTGCCCCATAATAATAGATTGAAGTATCTTCTTTAGCCGGTGTTGAAACAATATCAAAAATTTGTTTAGACATATCTTGATATAATGAACTCATAGAACCGTCAAATTGTTCATAAGGTTCGTATAAAATTGTAGATATTTCTGCCGGTAAATTAGTTGTGTTTGTAAAACTAACAGTATCAATACTATTAGTACACGCCGAGAATTCAACCGAATAGTTTATAGTTTTAAAGTCAATACATTCAATAATACAATCAACTGTAGTTGCACTTTCACAAAAGAAATCAACCGTTGTTGGGTTAACATTTGCTTTAGTTGTTATAGACCAAGATGGTCCTGCATCATAACCAGATAATCCTAACACTCTCGTTACGAATAATTGGTTAGATTGTTGTAAGTAGGATTTAGCAATGTAAGCTGCTTCGTACTTTGGAATTTGTGTATTTATAAATTTTTCTGGAGAAGTTCCACCGAAGAAATTTGTGAATTCATCAAAATTTCGTATAAAGATAGGTTCGAAAGCGGGACCTTTTAAGGTCTCACCCACAATACCCAACGTGGTAACTCCCACACTTTGTGCTACGAAACTTAAATCAACTTCAGAAGTATATACTCCGGGAGATACGAATACTTTTTGATTTGATGCCATTAGTTTGTCTTTTTTATTTGTAAATTTATTTTTATTGATAAATATTATAAAAAAAACCAAAATACTTTACTTCATAAGAAGTATTTATAAATTAGGTAGAATAAATTCTGCCTTTATTCTACCATGGCAGATAACGAAAAAAAGATAAAGAACCTAAAGATATCAATTGAGACTCACAACATCCTAAAGACCTATTGTGAAAAGAGGGGGATTAAAATGTATCGTTTTTTAGAAAGAATGATTATTGATAAATGTAAGGAAAAGAAGGATATATACGGTGAGGATTAAACTAATTGGTTCTGTAACACAATAGAACTCTCTAAAGTATCATTATTTTTAACAACAACAATTCTTAAAACATCATTGGTATTGATTTGTATTTGATATAAATCAGACCCATAATATTGATTATTTAAGAACACATCAAATGATTCAATGTTTGATGTTTCTCCTAAATTTAAATCAACGGTATAATCAAAAACTTGTGAAATAATATTGTTTCCAACAACAAATAAAATATTTGTTTCTGTTCCTTCGTCTGTAATATTTTTTCTTCGCCCTCTCATAAAAGATTCTTTTTCAAATTCAACTACAGTTAGAACTCTTGAAACAGCCGGAGAAATTTCAAATTCATTTTCATCAATTAAAAAACCTAACATAGTAAAATCATAACTTTGAATATAATATTTTCTTTTATCTATATTCATAACAGATTCATCTGTAATATTATTCATTATGATTGGAATGTAATGACCTTTGATGGTTGTATAGGCTTGACGAGACGCAAACATTTCAAGAATGTTTTTATTCAAGGCGTTTAATTCTCTCATTCTATTACAAATAATTTTAACAGAATAAGTAATATCAACCGGAACAGGTTGAGGTATTTTATAAATGTCCATACCATTTCTATTTCCATCCCAAGTAGGAACTTGAGCATAAAAATATTGTTTTCTATTTGGAATATTATAAAGTAATGCGGGGTTAGTACCGAATTTAACTTCAGGGTTTCTCACAATAGTAATAAACGGAGGTGAAACATTTGAATCTAAATCTTGGAAGTTCCAAGTTTCGGTAAATTGAGACCAGTTTTGAGTTGTAATAATGATATCAACCGTAGGTATAACTTTACCGTCCACAATTGTTTGTAATTCATTTTGAACAAAATTTAACATCCCCCCATCTAAATCGGCATGCAAAATGGATTTTGGTAAATAAGTTCCGTCTTTATTGATTTTTTCTAATAACTCCTCTCTTCTTGGGTAAAGAGTTTTTGGAAATGTTAACGGTATTGTTTTCTTTATTTTGTTTGGTAAACCCATTTTATTGTTTTGTTATAAATATTTTGTTTCTTAAATTTATCAATTCTACTTCACCGGCACTGTATATTGGTTCTTCGGTGTCTTTTATTACATAAGAATTATATTTGTATGGGTTATAGGTTACGATATTACTATTTGGTTCACTTGGTAAGTTTTCACAAGGAAATTTACAATAATCTTCTAATGTTCCAATAACAAATGAGTGAACATTTTTACTTTTTTCTCTAACCACTTTTTCTCTTCCACCCTGTCTAACTCTAAATTCAACATCAGTTAGTTTAACATAATCTGCGTGAGTAATTACTTTACCATTACGACTAATTGAAAAAGTGTGTTTATGTAGATTATAATAAACCATAACTTTATCACCTATATAAGTTTTTTCATTATCATCGGTAATGGTTTCTAATATTCTTCTATATTGTCTTTCGTTAATTATAATCTTCATAATTGTAATATGCTGATACGGTTTTAACCGGTAAATTAAATTTATCTTGAAACCATTTTTTCATAGGTTCACCCCAATGTTCTTGAAACATTTCATCTAAATGTTCCCCATATTCTCCAATAACTTCTAAAATTGGTGCTTTATCTCTAAAAGATTTACTTGATGGTTCATTATAATAATCAATATCAAAATAATGAAACACTACATCAGAATCATACTCACCTTCCCAGTCTCCTTTATAGAACATTAAAAAATTTTCATTTTCGGGGTTCTCTTGCCAATCGTCACCTTCTTCATTTGGACCGTAAACCCAATCCATTTCACTTGGATTAAATGTTTTATCAATATAATTGTATATTGAATTGAATAGTTTATTTTCTGTTATTTTTACTTTCATTATAATCCTCTAAATTCATTTTCCGTTACCGGAGTTGCTATATATGATTTATAAAATGGTTTATAACCGGCATATGTATGTTTATTATCTGAATTAATTCTTCCGTCATCGCTAACCACATAATATCTAACTTTTGTTTCTGTTTCATAATAACCAATGTAATCCCCATAATTAATTTGAATTCCTAAATCGTTAAGTTGAGCTGCGTAAATTGCAAATTTCATATTACCAGGTTCTGATTGTACAATTTTAGAATTACCCAAAAATTTATTTTCAGGTGGAAGTATCTGAACATAAGCTTTAAACTCTATTGGTGGTAAATATTTTATACCATCAGTCATCACCTCACCATATACATCGTCTGTTTTGGTTTTTAATCTATCTATCTTATATAGTACTAACGTAAAGTTCATATCACCATATAACCATTCCTCTCCCATAGAGATGTCTAAATTGTAATCCTCCGCTCCGAAGAATTTACCTATCCTTGTTATTGGTACTAAATTTCTACTCATATTGATAAATATTAAATAATTTATTATATTTCTATTAAAAGATTAAATTTGGAAAACAATACATCTGAAAATAGTAATCTTGCGTTAGAACAACGTGCGTTAACTCTCCTTGAAACTTACGAGGGGGCGAATAACTATATCCTTAAATTAAAATTTCAAAAGGAAAGTAATAAAAGATTTTACCCTACTCGAGCACAATCTGATTATATTATAAATTATTACGAAGTTACACCAAAGGTAGCCAAAAAATGGGTTGATTTAGACCCTTACTTTGCAAAGAAAATTGCCGATGAAAAATTACTAACCAAAATTCCTGAACAAATATGGGTTGAAAAGCTATTAGTTGAGAAAGACAAATCCTATCATGTTTGGGGTAAAGTATTGGAGAACGAAACTATCCATGATTTTTGGCTACCAAAAGGTGCTTTGATTAAAACACACACAATTAAAGATGTTAAAATTGATTATAGTAAATATAGTCATAGACCACCTCTTGAACATCAACCAATTGCAATTGAAAAATTGGTTGGGTCGAAACGATTTATATTGGCCGATGACATGGGTCTTGGTAAAACAACCATCACGGTTATTGCCGCATTAGAAAGTGGTGCTAAAAAAATATTAATTGTTTGTCCGGCTTCTCTGAAGATTAACTGGCAAAGAGAAATTGCTAACTACACAGATAGAAGTGTTTATATTTCGGAAGGTAAACACTTTTCAACTGAACACGATTTTGTTATTGTAAATTACGATATTCTTAAAAATTTCTATGATTTAAAAGACAAAGAAAATTCTTTAATCACTCAAGGTAATTTTGACCTTATAATTTTGGATGAGGCACACTATGTTAGTAATGGTCAGGCAGCAAGAACAAAATTAGTTAATAGTTTTTGTAAAAAAGTTGATAAACTTTGGTTGTTAACCGGCACACCTATGACCAATCGACCAATGAACTATTTTAATTTACTATCGTTAATTGAAAGTCCTGTTGCACAAAATTGGATGGCATACGCTATTAGATATTGTCAGGGGTATCAATTTACTGCGGGGACTCGTAAAATATGGAATGTTACGGGGGCATCAAATTTAGAAGAGTTGAGAGATAGAACATCAAGACAAGTATTAAGAAGATTGAAAACTGATGTGTTAGATTTACCTGAAAAAATAATTACACCAATATACTTGAGATTAAAATCTAAAATGTATGAAGGTTTGATGGGTGAGTATTACGATTGGTACGATAAGAATCCGGATGAAAGTACATCATTAACAGTTCAATTCAGTAAACTAATGAAAGTTCGCCAAGTAATTGCCGAAGAAAAAATTAAAGACACAATTGAACTTGCGGAAAACATTATTGAACAAGGTAAGAAAGTTATTATCTTCACCAATTTTACCGAAACTTTAAATAAAATTACGGAACACTTTGGTAAAATCGCTGTTAAATTAGATGGTTCAACATCAAAACCTCAACGACAATACTCTGTTGACCAATTTCAAGAAAATGAAAAAATTAAAGTGTTTGTCGGAAATGTTAAAGCTGCCGGTGTCGGAATTACATTGACCGCCGCTGAAGCCGTAATAATAAATGACCTATCATTTGTTCCGGGTGATTTGGCTCAAGCTGAAGACAGAGCATACAGATATGGGCAAAAAAATTCGGTATCGGTTTACTATCCAATCTTTGATAATTCAATAGAAGGAATCATTTATGATATGGTTAATATGAAAAAACAAAACATTGGAACTGTGATGGGTGATAATATTGGTGAGAGTGGTGATTTCATTGAGGAACTTATGAATAAAATCAACACTCGGAGATAATCTGTTTGTTGAGATATTTATATGATATAAATAACAAGCCGAATGAAACATATTGAAAATAAAATTAAACTCATTACGGAAGAGATTCAAAATGTTGAAAAACAAGAAAATAAAGAACTCTTTCTTAATGAGATGAAAAAAATAGGAATCGAAAAATTACCGTATTCCTACTCAGCTCTAAAGCAATTTATTGACGCTGAAACGATGAACTACCATTATAATAAACATTATAAGGGGTATGTAGATAAACTAAATTCCGCACTTAAAAATAAAGATTACGGTGATTTAGAACTTGAAGAAATAATTAAATCTATCAGTAGATTTAATCAAACAATCCGAAATAATGCCGGTGGGGCTTTTAACCACGCACTTTTTTGGAAAATGTTATCACCTAAAACTCAAACTCCAAATGGTGAGGTAATCAAACAAATTAAAAAAGATTTTAATACTTTCGCAAACTTTAAAAAAGAATTTGAAACCGTTGCCAAAGAAAGATTTGGTTCCGGGTGGGTTTGGTTGGTCTTAACTAAAAGAAATACTTTAAAAATTGTATCCACACAAAATCAAGATAACCCTCTTATGAACTCAATTGAAGATGGTGGTTACCCCGTACTAGGTTTAGATTTATGGGAACACGCATATTACTTAAAATACAGAAATAAAAAAGATGATTATATTAAAAACTTTTGGAAATGTGTTAATTGGGAATTTGTTAACCAATTATATACTATGAGAGTTAATAATAAATTAAATGAGAGTATTGCTCTTAAATCTGTAATATCTGAAGGTAAATCTGAAAGATGTAGTAGAGAAATGAATGAAGCTATCCGAATGGTGTTTAATATTAACCCTAAAGTTAAGACAATCTTCAAAGATAGTATCAATCAAATAATGAAAGAAGTTTTTCCCGATAACTATTATGGAAATAACGAATATGCCGAAGGTGAAGTTGCCGGAGTTTATGATTTAGAGAAAGATGGTCGTTCAGTTTTAAATAAATTAAACACAAATTACAGTTGTTTCTGTATTTTATTAAATGATATTAATCAAGTATTAAACTCAAAAAACGAACCTGAAATAAAAATAATTGGACTAAAACCTTTTGAACAAATTAGTGAAGTTAAAAAATTAGTTAACGTACTAAACGAATATAAATTCAGAATTTTTTCACAAAAATCATCTACATTTCAAAATCTTATGAAAGTTCTAACCCAAACAGATAGTTGGGGACAATCTCGTGAAGATAAAACTATTGAGATTTTAAAAAAACAATTTGGTAAAGATAATGTCAATGCTGTTGGGAAACTTGGTAGTAAAGAAGATATGATTGGTGGGATTGATTGTGAAGTTATTGTTGACGGTGTTAAAAAAACTGCTCAAATTAAACCATTTACAGGAGAAAAAGAAATTAACGACTCTGTCATGATTTTAGGAACCGCTAATGTTAAAAGATATTCAACAGATTGGTTAATATTCACTCGTAATAATAAAGAAGTTCTAATCTTTGATAATAAACATTCAAAAATAATGGATGGTCAGTATATTTTCCCTAAAGAAGACCTGATTTATACATTAAGTTGATATTTATAAAATAAAAACATTATGGCAATATTAACTGGAGCGACATACCAAACAGCTATTATACCGGAACCGGATAGAACTAAACTATATACTAGAATTAAACATCTATTAGGGGCACCATTAAGAAGTGTTGAATTAGAAGATGAACAAATGGATAGTTTATTAGAACTTTCTATTGGGGATTATTCTCAATACATACAAGATTGGTTAATTGAGTCACAATGGACTTCATTATATAATTTAAATTTAGATACTGAATCATTATCAAGAGCATTCATTACTAAAAGTTTAGATTGGGAAACAAGATATACTTACGCATACTCTAAAATCGTAGGATTACAAGCTGGTGGTGATTGGGTATTGAAAAAAGATTTTGTTCAATTAGTACCAAACCAACAAATATATGAAATACCTGCAAACCGAGAGATAAATGAAGTATTATGGTTTACTCCTTCAGAATTAAATGGGTTGTTATTTGACCCGTGGACTTTTGGTGGTTTAGGTGGTGGTGGTTTTGGTGGACCGGGTGGATTTGCTCAAATGGGTGCATCAGGGTCTTACTTTATGATGCCAGCATTTGACATGTTATTAAGAATGCAAGAAATTAACATTCAAAGAAGAATTATTGCAGGTGATTTAACATATACCATTACAGCATTACCTGAAGGTAAAAAAGCATTACACTTAATGAATACCCCTGGTGGTAAATTTGATTTTGGTAATCAACAAATGGCAAGAGGTAAAGTTTGGTATTGGTATTATGATGTTGGTCCTGCCGATAGAGATAATTGTTTAAAAAACAATCCGGATATTATAAAACTACCATCAGACGTTCCAATTGATTCAATGTCTTGGATTGATTTAAACAATCCTGCCCAACAATTTGTTAGAAGATGGTTTACAGCATATTGTAAAGAAACATTATCAAGAGTTAGAGGTAAATTTAGTGGTAACATTAAAACACCCGATAGTGAATTGACAATGGACTACGCAACTTTAGCGACCGAAGGTAAAGATGAAAAAGCAAAACTTGAAGAAGAATTAAAATTAAGACTTGAAAGATTACGTCCTGAAAAAATGATGGAAAGAGAAGCTTTACTTGCAGAAAATTTAAATAAACAACTTAAGTTCCGAGCAATGCCGAGACAAATTTATGTAATATAAATTATGAATAAGATATCAGATAGATTTACAAGAAAAACAATTAACGAAAGACGATTTTTAGGTAATACTTTAATTGAAATAGAAGAACCTGAAATAACACAACCTGAAATAATTCCAATGAAAAAAATAATTACTAGTAATGAATACCAAACAAATGGTGAGGTTTTAATTGTTGTCAAAGATGTTGAAACTTGCAATCTTAAATTAGACTCAAATACAACAGAACATATCATTATTAAAGCACTAACCAAAGTTTTTATCAGACCTAGTTCAGGTAAAATTGATGAGTTTTATGATGAAATCTTTATTGATTGGGGTGCGTGTGTTGAATTTTATTTATTAGAAAATAATTGGTACATTGTCTCATCAGACGGATTAAAATTAGAATAAAAAAAGGTGTCGAATATGACACCTTTTCTGTTTTAATCAATATGTTCTTCCCAACCAGGTTCGGCTAACTCATAAATATATTCAGAACTAACACCAACTCTTTCCCAAAACTTTAATTCTAAATCAGTTATTGTTAATAAATCTTCAATTGTATCTTGGTCACCTTCTTTATTTGGAATACCACCAATTAACTCACATTGAGTTTTAGTAAAGAATCCTCTATCTTCCGGATTAGCAATTAACAAACTTTCTCTTAATTCTTTATTAAAAACAATCAACAATGGTTCGACCTTTTTATTAAATGTTGAGATTGCTCTTGGAACATTATACTCTCCGGTTAAATCGGGGTTATTCTCAATTTCCGTTTGGTCTAACATATAACAATTCAATTGTATTGTTGAGGTAGACTTATCTTCAGGTTCCACACCATTTACTGATGTGAACAAATCTAACGCTTTTTTAGTATAATTGTTTTTAGTTATTTTTTGTACATCCCCGTGTGACGCTTTCAATCCATTATTAACATAACTAATTACATCACCCAATGAAACTTTTAAATTGTGTTTGATTGCTAATTCCATATGAGCCATTCTACTCATCAACGAACCCGCCTTTGTTTTCATTTCACATCGTTTTTTATAGTCCTCAACCGATAATTTAACTCTTGCTCTTTGTGCAATTTGTTTTAATGGTATTTGTTGGTCGTATATTCTTTGGTGATATTCAAAATACCACTCAATAAATTCTTGTCCTTTTCCTTCCAATAATAACTTCACACCTTTATCTAAAAACACCTCAATGTATAGTGGTAATTTTTTAGACTTAATTGAATTCCCGGTTAATTTAATCTTACCATTGGATTCCATAGTTGCATAATTCTTTCTACTTAAATTAATACAAGAATCCCAAGTTCCATCACAATCTAACCCCATCTCACCTTTCATAAACAAATCGTTGTATTCTGCGGTGTCGGCATAATAACCTCTGTATTCTTTACCTTCTTCAACCAACCAATTCAATCCTTTTCCGATATAAACTCTATCATCAACACCACCTTCAGGTAAACTAAAGTTGACACCATCGGTATCAAGTACCAAA